GTTGTAATGACCCACATGTTGCAGTGGAAGTTGGCGTACAGTAACCACTTCTTTGACACATGGGCTAGTGCTTTTGCAGGCTTTGGATGTATTAGGCCTCCTTACACTGGTCCTTCAATGGAAATCCAGTTTGAGGATGGCATCTCTTACCTTTGTTGGTCGGAGAACGGAGTGTTGCTGATGGATCAGATTCGTGCACGTACGCCTATGCCCGAAGACTTGCCTTGTGTGGCCGAGAGTCATTCATTTAAACTCATGGAGTACACGAAAGATCTGCCGTGGTTGGACGTTGTTGGTTTCCTTATCAAGATAGCAGTTGGTGTTGGACTTACCTTCTTTGTGGATCATAAGAAGGTTGAGAAGTTTGATGCAGAAGGCTGGGGAGATGAAGAAGATGAACGTACACTTCAGGCTTATGGTGAAGTTGAAGAGGAGGAACGTGCTGCTTTGGCTGCCTTTCAACAAAAACGTTCTCGTGCTAGTAGAGAAAACACACGAAAAGTGGGTTCGGACCCATCAGGTAGTGGTGTTTTTCGTTGGCGTGGTTCAGAGGACATTGTGAATGAGGCAGTTAAACGACGAACTTTAGGCACTTACAGTGAAGGTTCTCGTTTTGTGGTACCAGACCAGTTGAACGTTGAAGGAAGAACTTCTGCAGACCAATCAGAACAAGGTCTTATTAGGAAGTTGACGAAGCCTAAGATTGTGATCTTTGAGGATAAGCCAGGAGTTGTTGTTGAGCAGTTCCATGCAGAGGCCAGTGTTGATCCAGGAGCGCGTACAGTGATGGTGACAGTGGTTCGAAACCAGGTTCAGTTGTTAGATGCAGATCAGAAGTTCCTGTGCTTTGGAGTTGGACTTAAGGATCGTTTGTGCATGAGTGTTTTGCATATCAAACCTTTCGTCAGTTTTGTGAAGAAGGCGGATGTTGTTTATCAGGTGGAGAAAACCGTTGCTGAAATGGAAAATCGCGACGTTTGGTTCTTTACGCTTGAGAAGACAGCACCGATGTTTCCTGACATCACACAACACTTGATGAAGAAGCAGTCAACCAAAGCTAGTTTTACAGGAAGTTTTGGATTCTTTGTGCAGAAAGTGTCAACTGAAATCATGTGTAGAGTCATCTCCTTAGAGGAAATCACGATCAAGACAGTGGATGGACACAAAGTACATGGGCTCACATACATTGGACACAGTGATGGATTTAGTATTTCACCAATTGAGACAAAGAATGGAGATTGTGGTTCACCAGTTATTTTAGTGAATTCCGCATATCCTCAGAAGTTCATTGGTTTTCATTGCGCTGCTAGTAGCAACATTGGTATGTGCACGTATGTCTATCAAGAGGACGTGCCAATGTTTGGACAAGCTACTAAAAGTGACATCGTTGTGTTGAGACATCAGAACGTGGAGTTGTACGATGAACCATTAGAGATTCCTGGTAGACACATCGTGATTGCTGGTCGAACAGCAGATGGTTTTCAGCAGGGTTGTCCTCCTAAGACACATTGGTGGCCTTCACCTTTTCGTGGCCTCGATATAGGAGTTCATTTCGAGCCTGCTGTGCTTTCTGAGAAGGATCCGCGCAATTCATTGCCATATGCGCCGATCGTGAATGGAATCTTGAAGTACGATATTGCACCACGCCAGATTGATGAAAAGTTGTTGCAGCGTGCGGTTTTGGATATTTCTGGGCACATATCAGATGTGTTTCATCAACACAATGTGCAGCTGAAAATCCTAACCAAGACTGAAGCAATTAATCGGACTACGCAGTATCCAGCAAGTAATCCCATTTATAGACAGACTTCAGCCGGCTTTCCGTGGACTTCGAAGGGTGTGCACAAAAAAGATGTTTTGTTCCAGTTTGATGGAGACATCTTTCACATTGCCAAGACACCTCTTGGTGAGGAGTTGCGACATGCGTGTGATCAGTTAGTGAGTACAGCTAGACGTGGAGAGCGCTCAGCAGTTGTCTTTTCTGCAGCAAATAAAGACGAACCTCTGAAACCAAGTAAGATTGTGGACACGAACACAAGGTCAATTTTGTCCAGTCCAATCTGCTACACGATAGTACATCGACAGTATTGTCATGCATTTTCAGCAGTAATGACTGGTCTTCACCCTTTCTTGCCAATCAAGATAGGAATTGACCCCACTGGCAACGATTGGGAATTGTTGCATGCTTGGCACGCCCGCATTGGAGAGCGCGGGTTTGCAGCGGATTTCAAAGCCTGGGATGCTAGGTTACATAGACAAGTGCTGTTAGCTTGCGCTGACATCATGAATAATGTCTATCGTGACTGTGACCCACACTTCGAGGAAGTAGACAACACGATCCGCACGTCTCTGTACAAATGCATGGATGGTGCGTTTGTTTTGTACCGTGGTTTGATTTTGCAAGTGCCTGGTGGACAGATGACTGGACAGCCACAGACGGCGTTGGACAATTCGCTGGCGAATTGGATTTACACCTACATGGCCTGGTTGATGATTGAAGGGGAGCGATCGACGTTTTCGGATTTCCTTAAATCCGTGGCATGTTCTTTCTATGGTGACGATAACATGATGACAGTTGATTTTGTCGTCTCAGAACGTTTTCACTTTGAAAGTTACATTGCCCAGTGTGCAAAGCTCGGTTTGGACGTTACGCCTGCGGACAAGTCAGGAGTTGTGAAGAGATTGCAACCCCTGGTAGACCTCACCTTCCTGAAACGCTCTTTTTACAAAGAGCCAGGTGTGCGTTTTTACCGCGGGTCGCTTGACATCAACTCGTTGCAGCGAATGTTAGACTTCACCACAGGTCGTCCGCATCTGTACTACGACGATCCAGAGGCAGTTAGTTGGGATGGAGCTCTCATCACCGACGTTGTTAACAACATACTACGCGAGGCCTTCCTACATGGAAGAGAGCGCTTCTCGCAAATACGTCAACACATTTTCGCGAAGGCGCGACAATGGGGGATTCGGTTTGACAAACCAATCCACACGTGGGGAGACGTTTACGTCATCCTCTACTGTTAGAAACTACTGACAGAGTCTTTGTTCCGTTAATATATGTTGTATTTGTACACTTACTCACATTACGATCATTTCATTTTACATGTATCATGTCAGCCCCAGCAGTGCCCGGAGGAGATGGAACAACTGTGGACCCAGACTTGACTCGTACAGCTCCAGTCTCGACCTTGCGAGCAGGAGAAGAGAGCACCAAGCGAACTTTGACAGAACACTCAGGTCAAGCGAACAGACCGGACCAGTATATCTACGATCATTATTTGCATCTGACGACGTTTACATGGTCCGTGACCCAAGTCCCAGGAGTTTTGCTTTGGTACTCGCCAATCCACCCACGGTTCGCCAACCCAGTCGCCTCATACTTGACAGCCATCTACAACGCTTGGAGTGGAGGACAGGATTTCCAATTCAAGATAGCTGGAACTGGTTTTCATGCGGGATCCATTGCGTTCATTCGACTACCGCCGAACATCCATCCCCGCACTGTCACTGCACCCCAGGCTTTCACCCACTTCGAGTGGTCCCTGATGGATCCGAAGGCAATGGACCCACAGGGATTCGAAGTGATGGACCAGCGCAACATCCAGTACCATTACACAGGTGCCTACGATGAAACTGATCCTTCCACGTTTGGTGGTTACCTTGCAGCTTACGTGCTTATGACGTTGAACACCTCTGCTACTGGTAGTCAAGCAATTTCTGTGATGGTTTTGAACAAGATGAATGCCAACTTCAATGTTGCTCAACCGATGCCTTTGTCCATAGATCAAGGACCAGTGTCGTTCAGTAGCTACGAAGCCATTTTGGCATCACATGTCGTCTTTCATACACCACAAGATCACAAGGCTGCTCTTTACTTGTACGCAGATCCCACTGCAACTGTTGTTGGACGCCCTGGACTCATCATGGTCAACCTCAATGGAGTTGCGAAACATCCTTATCAAGCACTTCATGGAACTGTTACGGAACGTGGTACAGCTGGTACTGGACTCATTCGCACAGCTTGGCACGACGAGATCTTGGCGCCTGGCTATTTCTCTGACTTGCTTGCAACTGGTCAAGCTGGTGCACCAGTTTCAAATCTTGGTCCCAGCGTCATGCAAGTCTCTGGAACTGCTCCTGCTTCGGTGAACGGAATTATGAACTTCATTGTTTCTCCATACACGTTGCCGATAGCTAACACTGGACGCACGAACGCACCAACCTTCGACCTGCCTACTCTAGTCGAAGATGTGGTGGTTCCAAATGCCAATGAAACAGTCCTCTACTTCTACAGCGCCTTTGGGATTGACCCCAACCCAACGTTCTCTGCACAGTCTGATCACATGTACCGAACGATCGAGCGCCTCGCGAAGTCCCATGAGTGGACGCCTTCTGACGCACTGCTGTTCACACTCATTCACACACCAACCGATTTGCCAATAGGTTATGTGAAACTTTACTTTGAGGGATTCCTTACTACCGCGGGTACTCTTACAGCACTCTCGTTTAGGTTGGCTG